GGGCAGAGCGAACATAACTTGGAACATAAACTCGTTGCTTCCAAAGTTGCTGACCGATTCCTAAGCGAGGTGCGGAATCCTAGCAGTCTATATTCTAAAGCACACGGAGCAATTTCTATTAGCCTGAGAGTTAGATTATGAATATAAACGATTTTCTAGTACCAATTATTGTGACTGTTTTGACAATCGTCGTTTCTATAGCGTGGGTTTTTACTCTCCCAGAAACTTGGTCTACTGACATACACAATTGTCACGGTGAGTGCTATGAGCAGTACAATAAGTCTTATCCACTCAAACAAAGAATTCGATGAAGCAGAGAGAAAGGTGATCTGGACGTGGGTTCAAATCCCACCACCTCCACCAAAAGCATACTGCCGAGAAGGCCCGATACTGGCGAGTATCATATGGGAAGTCCGACTAAAGTAGTATGTTTTTGATGGGGGTGTAATGGATTCGACAGGTGCTAAGTATCAAAGTGGAGAATCGTCAAGCACTGACGCAAAACAGAGCAACCTAAAATAAACGCAAACGATGACGTTTATACTGAGGACTTTGCGCTAGCAGCGTAAACCTCACGGGGTTCGCCGGGAGCCTTGTTACCCAAGTCCCGGTTCAGAATTGGCAACGGGCGCCTTAACTGAAACTTAGGAGTTTTATCATGAGTAACTTTACTGAACAATTCATTACCAACGCGCTTGAAATGTATAAGTTTATGTTCTTCTTTTTCGGCGCAATGACTTATCCACTGTGGGGCGTACAAATGGCAGCTGACGGAGATTGGGTTCTAGTCTTTATGCTCTTCCTTGGTGCGTTGCTTCCTATGATTGGAAGTTTTGTAATGACGTTTACTCGTTACAAAGACGAAAAAAACAGTTGACAATTAGAAGAACATGATATATAATTAGTATTGTATTTTAGTTTAAGGAGCATCTTATTGTGGCTGAGAGTGAACCAACCGTAGACAATCTCTTATCTGAACTTGAGTTGAGAGAAAGGATGATAGCAGAAGAATCTGCTGCAAAATATCTTGCTTACGAGCGCATCGCCCAGTTAGAAAAGAAAGTTAGAGAGCTTAAAGAGAGATTAGACAATGCAGATTGAAGAATTCTTCATGAAACTACGCAGACACGATTGGTTCTATGAATACTCAGACGATCATAGCGTTTGGCAAAGAGGCCAAGCAGCCAGTTATGAACTAAGACAACTAGCAAAAGAAAACGATACTTTTGCTCTAATGTACGCTGACTATAATAATTACATTAATGCTATTGTTAAAGAAGGTCCTAACCAAGAGTCGGTAGCTGTTCCTAAACTCGAGGATTACCTTTGAGATTGTTAGTAGAAAATTATGGAGATGTTCAAATCTTTAAAGATCGATCTCTAGATGATGTACCACGTTGGCTAGTTGTCTGGTTGAACGGAGACAGAGTACAAACTTATAGCAGCAAGTGGTACACGCTAGAGCAAGTAAAAGAATTTGTTGAAAAAAGTTTAATGCCGCTATAGCTCAGTTGGCCAGAGCTGTCGCCTTGTAAGCGACCGGTCCGGGGTTCGAATCCTCGTGGCGGCACCAAATATGGAAGTTGATTATGAAACCAGAAATGAAAAAAGTAGATGATAGCTGGTATCCAGATAATTTTGATTGGTATGTGAAATGGGCTGCAACCGTTTGTATGTTAGCAGCTATGACTGCTAGGGCAGGCGGAGTCGATTACAGAATATTTGATTTAGGTATTGGTACTATGGGTGTACTACTTTGGATGTGGGTGTCGATCATGTGGAAGGATCGCGCTCTTATTATATTGAATGCAGTATCAGCAGTAATGTTAGCTTCCACTTTTTTAAGAGAACTACAATAATGAGTGAACGAGTTTTTCTTTTTGATGTTGATGGTACACTAACTCCGGCAAGACAAACTATTGATCCCGAGTTTGAAAAGTGGTTTCTCAATTTTTGCGAGAACAATCCAGTGTTTCTAGTATCAGGCAGTGATAGGCCAAAAACAATTGAGCAAATTGGCCAACGAATATATGATGCTTGCATGGGTGTTTATCAATGTAACGGCAATGAACACTGGTATCGCAATCGTCGAGTTAAATCAAGTGATTGGAAACCTTCCTACGAATTTAATCATTATTTGATTAACATTGCTAATCGTAGTCCTTATCCTTTTAAAACCGATGAGCACATCGAGTTACGCACTGGAATGCTTAACTTTAGTACTGTCGGTCGAGCAGCAAATCAACAACAGCGAAAAGCTTATTACGAGTGGGACATTAAACACCAAGAGCGAAAAAACATAGCTGCTGAAATTAATCGTAAGTACCCAGATCTGCACGCTTCTATAGGTGGTCATATCAGCATAGACATCTATCCACGCGGAGCTGATAAATCTCAGGTCTCGAACGAACTTCAAAAAGTCTATGATAAGATTATCTTCTTTGGAGATAAGACCGAGTATGGTGGTAATGACTACCCTATTGCGCTCGCGATTGAACTTGGAAACATCGGCACGTGCCATAGTGTTACGAGCTGGGAGCATACATGGGAACTACTAAGAGGTTATGAATAATGCATACTATTGTAATGGAACCCGAACAGGTTGACGCTATTATTATCGCAGAATTGAAGTCGAATATAGATAGTCTAGAAAGAGATCTTGAAAACATTCAGTGTGTTCCAGATGATGATTATCTTGGTGTTTTCGATCATGACAAGAATAAAGATGCGATGTTGATAGTTCAACACATTGAAGCGATAAAGCTCGTTCTGTCATATTATAGTGGCGAAGCGACGATATTCTAAAGGAAGAATTATGGAAACCAAAGTAAGAATCACGTATCAACACCCGGTGAAAGAAGGTGTCGAGCTTGAAGTAGTAGGTTTTGTATATGATGCAGATGAGACTACTACTTATGTGAAACGGATCGATGGTTATTCTATCGACATTCCTACCGATAAAATTTTAACTAATGAACCCGTGCCAAAGCAGTAAATGAGGAACTATATAATGGATTTAAATGAAAAACAAAAACTTTTAGAAGCATTGCGAAACGGAAGCGTGACCGTTACATTTCGTAAAATCAATACAGACGAATTGAGAGTTATGCCTTGCACTCTCAATCCCACCGTTCTAATGGCCAATGGCGTAACGAATAAAGTTGAGATTTCAGAATCTGGTGCAGACTCTGAGCACTTCGCTGTGTGGGCATTAGACAAGCAAGCATGGCGCAGCTTTAGATTAGAAACCGTAGAAGGTTGGGAGGTTTTAGGTGAATAAAGTACCAGGAAGATCTGCTACTATTCGTAAAGTTGTCACTGACAATCTAGCAGCAGGAGGTGACAGCATGTTTGTAGTCGATCTTTATGAAAATGGAAAGTTGATTCAGTCGCGATCACTCCCTGGTCATAATCGATATTACGCTGAAGACGTTGTTGAGAACTGGGAAACCGGTATCATTCAATTACTCACTGAATAGGACAAACGCATGAAACTTAAAGAGTCCGATCCACACTACCAAGGATTATTCTGGTGTTATATCAATAGACGATTTTATCGTTGGGCCGAGTTTATGAAAATTTCTCGCCGCATCGATCGAGGAGAGAGAATTTAAGAGGAGAAATTCAAGATGGCTGACGTTTTGCTGCTTAACGCAAACGCACAACCAATCAGCTATCTACCTTTGAGTACTGTTAACTGGAAAGAAGCTATTCTCTATATGTATCATGAAAAGTGTTCAGTACTTGAGTGGTATGACGATTGGTTAGTTCGTTCACCCACCTGGGAAACTAAAGTTCCCGCTGTGATTATGCTGAAAGATTTTGTGAAACAAAAAACGCAAGTACGTTTTTCAAAATACAATGTCTTTCTTCGTGACCAATACAACTGCCTTTACTGCGATGAAAAGCTGAATAGTTCTGAAGCTACTCTCGAGGTAATAAAACAACAATGAAGCCTCGATATGCTCCCTATCGTCCTGGGTACTGGGAGCTGGTCCGTAAAAGGAAACAGCTCCCTTATGATATTAAACATCCTTCTTGGGAGCAATGGATTAACTGATAGGAATAATATGAAACCTTTGAAAGATTACGTTCTAGTAGCGGAACTAAAACAAGAAAATAAAACAGAGTCGGGATTGATTCTTACTTCCAAAATCGACAAAACGACTAACCCGGGAGTAGCTCTCGCAATAGGACCAGGAGTTAGTGAATATTTGAAAGTAGGTGATAAGGTAGCTTTAGATTGGAGTAAAGGATTGCCAGTCACTGTTGAAAGTGAACAAGCAATCCTAATGCTACAATGGCGGCAACTGAAACAAAGTAGGTTGCTGCCATATCACCTAAAATTTTAGATGCACTGTCCAATCCAATCCAGTCTGCAAGAACTACTGCAAATGGATAAAGAAGTAAGCCAAACAAGGCGAACCATGTCATGTTACGTTGAGCATCTCGCATTGCATCTGCATCTTCAAGTTCTTTACGCTTAAACTCAAGATACATTTGGTGCTCTTCTGGTGTTACTACTCCGTCACCGTTCGAGTCTGCTGGATGATATGTCTTCTCGTCTGCCATTTATTATTCTCCTTATTTGCCTACGATGAAATTATGAACTACTTTTTCTTTGCAGCGTCCATTTCGTTCTTTTTGTCTTGGATTTCAGCACGACGTTCTTTTGCAAGTTTTCCTATATCCCCCAACGCTTTTCGTGCACGAGTGGCAGCAGCTTTAACACCCTTATCTTCGAATTTTGCAGCTTCTTCTAGATATGCTTCATATGCTGCTACAATTTGTTCATGTATTGTCATTATTTTTTCCTTATTTAAAAGTTACACTCAACCCACATCCGCAAGAATATTCCTCGTTAGGATTAATGATTTTAAAACTTTCATTAAGCCCTTCTTTTACCCAGTCCAATCTTGCTCCTTTAAAAAACTCTTTTGAGTCTTTATCTATTACGATTCCAAATTTACCATAATCTAGAACCAAGTCGCATTTATCAATAGTATCGGCAAACTCAATAACATACTCGTAGCCAGCACAACCGCTAGGAGTAACGCCAAGTCGGATATCACGTCGACTACGATTTTTCGTTTTCTCAATCGCTTTAGATATTGCTGCATCAGTTAGCTCTATCATTTTCAAGTTGCTCTATTCTTTTTTCAAGTTTGTTTATGAGTTCTAAAAGCTCAGTTGTTCCACCGGGTGCTACAGGTGGATGCGTCCATTCTTCTAATTTTTCAATGCGAGCATTAAGCTCCGGCCAAATCTCAAACTCATGTAGTTCTTTTATAGGATGGCTATCCTTTTCAAGTCTTGCTAGCCTTTCTTCTATATTCTTATCCATGTTCGTAATCCTATTCACAAACAACCATATTATTTATAAATACGGCTGTACGATAATCTATATCACTGTGAAGGAGTAAGTGAATGGCAAATAATCTTAAAGAGTTAACTAGACAACATCATGACAACGCAGAGCGCACTGAGTTTGCAGATCTACTACTGAGTGGTGATATTAGTCCTCGTCTCTACCAAAAATACTTGCACGCCCAACTACAAAACTATATGGCCCTCGAATCTGCAGTAAGTGTGCCAATGGAAATTGAAGCTATATTCAGGTCAGCTCAAATTGAGCAAGACTTACAAGAGCTTGAGTCTCTTTTCGACCTCGATGAAATTGAAGAAGCCCTACCATCAGTAAATGAATACGTGAGTCACATCCAAACATTAGTAGAAGAAAACGACAACGAATCTTTGCTCGCTCATCTGTACGTAAGACACTTCGGAGACGCTCACGGAGGGCAGATAATCAAACGAAACGTTCCGGGTAGTGGTACTATGTACGAATTTGAAGATCGACGTGGGTTGATTCAAGGGGTGCGAGAGTTGCTTCATGATGGCATGGCTGATGAAGCGAAGATCTGTTTTGAGTACGCTGAAAGATTATTTCATGAGCTAATTGAAGAATACCACAATAGCCCAGAAGAGTATGAGAGCGCAGAAGCATTGCTTTCTAAGATGAACAATTATGATGATTATGGCGACGACTGGGAAATGTAATGATAGACACACCTTTGATAAACCAGATGAGAGATCTGGCTAACTACATTAAAAGCGAGTTTGATTCGAACTTAGATCGATATGAAAATGAAAAACATGTTCATAGATTTGAAGGATGGGAAGATTGGTTCTGGACTTCTGATAAAATTCGTAAAGCACACCTAAAGATTATCGAGCCCGGTGGTAAGAATCGAAAGATGTGGCTCATGCATATGAACGTGTTCCCAGCCGCCGATATGGATATTCCAATCTTTGGGTTAGATATCGTCGCGACTCCGAATAAGATTAGCGGCTGCTTCTGCGATTACTCGCCTACTAACGACTCTCTAGCACAGCAAGACTACATGAAGTTTTTTGCTGACATCACCCAAACTCTCGAGTGGAAGCGAGCTCGTGAGCTTCCACCTTGGGCGGTTGAGATCTTTTCTAAAGATATGATCGCGGCCGGGGCCGTGCGCGAGGGAGAAGAAGCTGACCAACTATGTATGGCCGCGCGTACGCTTACGGACTTCTACATGAACACACTCGTGTTTCGTAAACCACTCGAAGGATTAGACACTACTGCAGCCCAGAACAAATATTGTATCAATCAGAAAATGAATAAGATGCTACACTCATCTATATTAGCAATGGGTATCTCAGAAGAAGATAAGAACGACTATGTGAATGATGTTCTATTCGAAGAAATCTAATTTGTATAACTTTTGTAACAATTATTCATATTAGGAATATAATAGTTTCCTAAAAAAATTGATTTTTGTCAAGGTTCTTGCATTGTAGTCGTATATATATTACCGTAAACAGGTAAAGTGTTACCTTTTTACACACTTCCATTCCCCCGAACATATTAGGAGTTTTTCAAATGAAAAAACTTATTGCAACAATGTGCTTTATTTTCGCGGTTCCTGCTGCTTTTGCTGATGTAGAATTCGTAGCAAAACTCCAAGACAACGGTGAGTACTGCGCTCGTGTAGAACTTACTGGCCCAGGCGCCATGCGTTTTCATAAGACTAAGTGCCGCACTCTCGAAGAGTGGGTGAAGGCTGGATATAACGTCAAAGCAACAGACGGCAGCGAGGTTGAGATTTAAGATAAAATGTCTCAGAGAACTGAAAACGCTTTAACAATCGCTCTATTTTCTTTTATTGTTATTATGTCATTCTTTGGAATGGCTTACCCTCTCCTCAACCCAGGAGTCTACACTGAAGTCCTGATGAACACTCATATGATTCCATTGGTACAACACCACGTAGACATCATCGAGTGCTCAGCTCCTCTAAGCGCAGTGTTAGACCCCACTCTCAATGAGCTATCTTGCGATAAAGTTATCGTATAAATAGTTGACAACGCAATAAAAGTTTGTTATAATTATCGGTCTGATGGTGTAAGCTATCAGACCGAATTTCTATTTAGCTGCACAAAACAGTTGACATTTTACTCAAACTGAGGTATAATATCCCCTTATGAATAACCAAGGAGAGAAAGAACAAATGTCGGTTGTATCCTTAACGCCTGATAAAATCCATCACGAGATCTCGAGACACATCTCTCAAGGTGTTCCCTACATTGATGCTCTAGTTGACTTCGCTGAGAAGAACAATATTGAAATTGAGACCGTAGCACAGATCGTAAAAAAGTCTTCTATACTACGAGAAAAGATCAAGACCGAAGCTGTTGACTTAAAGATGGTAAGAAAAGATGAAGCAGATCTCACAGACATTTGTAAATGATCGCTCATACGAAGCGTACATCAAATATCTTGCTTTAAAGAAACACTTTACTACTGATGGATATGACTACTTCAAATACAACGGAAAGGTGAGAGCTTCATTCGATGCGTTCAACGCTCGTAATGACTCTTACTTTTTTGCTAAGCTCGCTAAGCATGAGGACTACCTAAATCTTATGATAGCGAACATGCTAACTAAACCAAACATCTGGGTTCGTGAGCTTCTAGACGAGGAAGCGAACTACAGATACACCGAATGGAAGAAGAAAGTTGAGTCGTTGACTTACACTTTCAAATCCGAGTTGAAGCATCTTCATGATGACTATCAACAAAACTTTATATCACGAGATGGTCAACACCCTCATGTGATGTCGTTGTATAACCAGAAGCAGATCTCGCTTGAGACCTTTACGATTCTGGCTCACTCAGCGAAAATTTTTGACTATTGGAGTGAAAAAATAGTTGACAAAATCATCTCACGTGATATAATAAGGCTGTCTAGAAAGTACAAACCCTTTCTAGCTTATGATGAAAAAAAGTTCAAGGGAATCATCCGTGAACACTTTTTCTAAGATAAATATATTGTCAGCTCAGGCTGGCATATATTTCGCAAATACAAATAAACCGCTATACAACGCTATATCAAAGGAGAAAAAATATGGCACCCACCGATTTCGCTTCGCTTAAGAAGAATCGTTCTAAGTCTCTCGACAAGCTCAATGCTCAGCTCGAGAAAATTACTACCAAATCCTATTCTGATCCTAATGAAGGTAAATTCTGGAAACCTACTCGTGACAAAGCAGGTAACGGCTTCGCAGTTATTCGTTTCCTTCCTGCTCCTAACGGCGAGGAAATGCCTTTCGTTCGTAAGTGGGATCATGGCTTCCAGGGCCCTACTGGTCTATGGTACATTGAAGATTCATTGACCACCATCGGCCAAGACGATCCAGTTTCTGAGTTTAACTCTAAGCTTTGGAATTCTGGCGTTGAGTCTGATAAAGATCAAGCACGTAAGCAAAAGCGTCGCTTGAAGTACTACTCTAACATCTACGTTGTTAAGGATAGTGCAAACCCTGAAAACGAAGGCAAGGTGTTCCTATATGCTTTCGGTAAGAAAATCTTTGATAAGTTGAATGATCTTATGAATCCGACTTTCGAAGACGAGGATCCAGTAAACCCGTTTGATCTTTGGGAAGGCGCTAACTTCCGTCTCAAGATCCGACAGTTTGAAGGTTATCCCAACTACGACAAGTCTGAGTTCGATGCTCCTTCTCCTCTATTTGTAGATGACGAAAATCTTGAAGCGGTATGGAAACAAGAACACTCTCTTCAGGAACTTGTTGATCCTAAGAACTTCAAGTCTTACTCCGAACTTAAGACAAAGCTTTATCGAGTACTTGATCTCGCGTCTGAAACCGTTGAACCGTCTGCGACTTCTGCTTACGAGTCTAACGATGAGGACGATGATCTCGACCTAAGTAATCTTCGAGCTGAAGCTGCTCCAGAGCCTGCCGTTGCTGAAACGATGAACTCGAAGTAGTTCGTGAAGCAAAGGCTGTAGCCGAAACGACATCAGCAACTGCTGAGTCCAACGCAGCAAAAGCTCAACTCATTTATGATGCTGTTGTGCCTCTATTGAATAATCTTAAGGCAAATCCAGAAAAAGACTACATTTACTGGCCTGATCGTTATGAGAAGCTCGACGCTTTTGCTGACCGGCTTCATGCTATTTTAACTGGAGATTAATATGAGCCTACTTGATAAAATGCTAAAAGCTGGTTCAGTCAAGGGATCGACTGTACTGGCTAAATCCTCGTTCTTTAACGACAAAGATCCCATTCGTACTGAACTACCTATCGTCAACATCGCATTCTGCGGTTCTCTTGATGGCGGTCTATTGCCTGGACTTACTGTACTCGCTGGTGCTTCGAAAAGCTTTAAGACTCTACTCGGTTTGTATTGTATGAAAGCTTACCTTAAGAAGTATCCCGAAGGTGTTGCTATTCTTTATGATTCTGAGTATGGCGTTACACCCGACTATCTTGCAAGCTTTGACATCGACATTGACCGTGTAATCCAAGAGGTTGAGGATGCTGAGAACGAAAAGAGTGTAGCTGACATGTCTCGTGCTAAGCAGCTCAAGTCTCTGTTCCGTATCATTACACCGAAGCTCACTGGAAAGGACATTCCTCTGGTTGCTATTAACCATACCTACAAAGAGATTGGCCTGTTTCCGAAGGACGTGGTGTCCGGTGGTACCGGTATTATGTACTCTGCTAACCAGGTGTTCATCATCACCAAGGCTCAAGAAAAAGAGGGTACTGAACTTGCTGGTTGGAAGTTCACTATCAACATTGAAAAGTCTCGCTACGTCAAAGAAAAGTCAAAGCTTCCTTTCACTGTTCGCTATGACTCTGGTATCCAGAAGTGGTCGTCACTGTTCGAACTTGCTCTCGAATCCGGACATTTGACAAAGGCCAATCAAGGATGGTATAATATGGTGAACATGGATACAGGTGAAATCATCGATCCTAAGCGGCGAGCAAAAGACATCGAGAATGATGATGAATTCTTCGAAAGCCTAATTGCTGACGAAAAGTTCAAAGCTTTCATCGAGCGCCGCTTTAAATTGAACAACCTTGAAAAGGATGACGTAGATGCTAGAGAAGACGATCTTATCGAACTTGATTCTGAATGAGGAGTATAGCCGCAAGGTCTATCCCTACCTCAAAGAAGACTATTTCGATGACAGCGCTCTTCGCAAGATCTTTTCAACGTGTTCTCAATATGTAGACCAATACAAGGAGCCTCCGTCAAAAGAGGCTCTTAAGCTTGCTATTGAGAAGCGCAAAGATCTTACCGAAGACACATACAAAGAAGTACATGAAATTATCGATAGTCTCAAAATCGATAAAACAACCAGTGATGAGTTTTTGCTTAATGAAACTGAAAAGTTTTGTCAGGATAAAGACTTGTTTAATGCTATTCGTAAATCGATCTTAATCCTTGATGGGCAAGATAAAGAAAACGACAAGGGTAGCATTCCTAAACTTCTTTCTGACTCGCTTGGTATCAGCTTCGATACCAGTGTTGGCCACGACTTCTTGACCGACTTTGGAGATCGTTACGAACACTATCATAAGAAAGAAGAACGCATTCCATTCGACATTGACATCCTGAATAAAATTACAAAGGGTGGTCTACCTCGTAAGTCTATGACTGTACTATTGGCAACTACAGGCGGTGGTAAGTCTCTACTCAAATGCCACATGGCTGCTAATCACTTGATGTATGGTAAGAATGTATTGTATATCACGATGGAAATGGCTGAAGAAGAAATTGGTCGTCGTATTGACGCTAACATCATGGACATTACTCTCGATGAAGTGAAAGAGATTCCTCGCGATGTTTATGAAAAGCGAATGAATCGTTATAAGACTAAAACAACCGGTAAACTCGTGATTAAAGAATACCCTACTGGTTCTGTTCACTCTGGCCACTTTCGTCATTTGCTTAATGAACTCAAACTGAAAAAGAACTTTGAGCCTGATGTAATCTTTCTTGATTACCTCAACATCTGTGCGTCATCTCGAGTCAAAGGCAATGCAGCATCAAACAGTTATAATCTCGTAAAAAGTATCGCAGAGGAAGTTCGTGGACTCGCTATGGAATACAATTGCGCTGTTGTTACTAGCTCTCAGTTTAATCGTGACGGTTACGGTAATAGTGATGTTGATCTTACAAATACTTCTGAATCAATGGGTATCACTCATACAGCTGACTGCATCCTCGGTTTGGTAACGTCTGAAGCGCTTGACGAACTCGGTCAACTTATGATCAAACAACTTAAGAATCGCTGGGGTGATCTTGGTTACTATCGTCGATTCTTAGTCGGGATTGAACGTGCTAAAATGAAAATCTACGAGCTCGAGGAAAGTGCTCAAAAGAATATTAATATTGATGGTAATGGCGGTGGCGGTGGATCTATGAGTCGTAATGATGATGATACACCCATGTTCGATAAGACCGACATTGGACAAAGACTAGGTCGTAGAAAAGCAAGAGTGTTTGATGATACACAATTTACCTAATTATAAATAAGACAAAGTACTTCTTACAAACTATTGCATAGGCTCTTACATGGAAAAGAAAAGATTTTCTAGTCTTGATTTTGACTTCATGACTTTCGTAAGCGAAGATCTTGACAACTTAGAATACAAGGGTGACGATGAGAACTTTGCGCTCGGGATTCTAGCTGACATCGACGACCAAATTGGTTCTATCAAAACAGAAATCGAAGTCGACACTAGACCCGGCAAAAGTAATAGTAAGAAGTTGGCAATCTCTCAGGTTATGCCTGACAAGGATCGTACTCGATTCGCTGCACTAGCTAACGAGATCATCGACAATCATCCTGAGCTAGAACGAGCCCCGGTTCCTTCTGGTCGTAAAGAAAAAGATTACGCTATCAAGCATAAAGACATGGATCGCTACATCTATGTTAACTGTCGTCCTGATGGTAAGCGTTCTTCAGCGGGTGATGATCCAAACGAGCTTATGACTGCTGCACTTTGTTTGAAATCTTCTCTTGATCTTCCAAAAGATTCTGATGAAATGGATGCTTTGATCAAAGATGTAAGACTCGGATTGAAGCGAGTTAAAGGATACAAGCAGGGACAGGTTGATAGTCTTGCTGGAGATTATCCTAACCTTTGTCAGGCGGTGTCTGCAGCTAAAGCAATTCACGAAGCTGGTTATGGCGGTGCTGACATGGTCTACCTAACTGGCCAAGCTTGGGATGATGACGTAAAACAATTTAAAATCACTAAGTACGGAATGGCAGACTTTAACTCGTCAGACTTTATTGTAAGAAAAGGAGATAAGTATCTCGGCGTTTCACTAAAGAAAAAGAAGCGCATCGCTGAAGAAGATCCTACTCTAATTAACAAGTCGTTCTCGACCATGTTTAAAGATCCTAAGTTCGATAAGATCATGAAACAACTCGACGACAAGACGGGTCTGTTCTATCTTAAGGTTCTTGCACGAGCCAAGCGTGAAGGTAAAGCGAGTGCTCAACTTCTTGCTGATATGGAAAAGAATCGTCCTAACACTAAGAATTGGAAACAATTCATTCAGCGTATCGATAACGACATCATCAACAGGGAATTGAAGTCAAGCAAATCTCTGTTTAAAGACATGTCGAATATCATTTTGAAAAATAAGCAGCTTATTGCAGATCAGCTCATGCAGCTGATCTTTAAAGCAGATCTTAAAGACTTGCAGAAAGTTAACTTCGACTTCGCTCTCGTAACTGGTATCGGTGACTACGGCCCTCGTAAAGGTGTAGACGTATCTCCCGGCGAGTATAAAGACATCGACACCGTAACAACTAAGCTTGATGATCTTGCTTCTAAAGGCAAAGTAGATCTCAGGTTTACACCCGGCTCAACACAAGCATTTCAACCGGGAGCGACCGCAGCGGTTCTAAGATTCGACTTGATACTGGGTGGCGTTCCTCTTTGTAACATCTCACTCCGTTATAAGGGTAATTTCAGATCAGCTCCATCTTTCTTAGCTACAATGACACCAGAATTTAAGGCGATTTATAAGTGATAAGATTTAAGCGATATCTCGAAGAAGGAATAAACGATCCGGCTATCTTTAAAGCGGTGTTTCTAGCCGGTGGGCCTGGTTCAGGCAAGTCATTTGTCGTAGGACAAACTGCATTACAAGCGCTAGGTTTCAAGCTCATCAACTCAGACGATGCGTTCGAAAACGCTCTTGCTAAAGCGGGACTAGAACCTGACGCTGAAACGCTCATGTCTCCAAAAGGGCAAGAACTTCGAGGTAAAGCTAAAGCTCTTACTGGCAAGAAAATGAAATTGGCTTTAGACGGCCGCCTAGGTCTTGTTATTGACGGAACTGGAAAAGATTACGATAAAATCAAAAAACAGGTTGACATGTTGCGTGAAATAGGTTATAGTGTAATGATGCTATTCGTTAATACTGATCTTCAAACAGCTATTACGCAGAACAGTAGACGTCGTCGCAGTCTTCCAAATGATACAGTTGAGAAAATGTGGAATGATGTTCAAAAGAATATTGGTAAATTTCAAAACCTATTTCGAGATCGTATGATTGTAGTCGACAACTCAATGTCAAACATGGCAGATTCTCCAAAGATTCTTGGCTCAGTTTATAAGCGAGTTGCTACTTGGTCTAAGACTCCACCTGACAATCATATTGCTAAACAATGGATCAGTCAGCAAAAACAGGCTCGGGGTATTAAAGAAGATGCTGAACTTAACGCTCAACAGGCTAGAGAAGTTCAAAGGTTAAAAGATCAACAAAAAAGACAAAAAGAAACTTTAAAGCGCAGGCACGATGCTGAAGATGCCCAAGCAAAAAGAGAGCGAGAATCACAACGATGAAAGGATTTAAGTCTTATATTACAGAAGCAGCCGGTAAAAATCTCCATATGACGCATCTCGAGGATGCTGTTATCGATGGTGGGGTTACAGGTACACGTAATGTTTTTAATTATCTGAGGGCTCTCCGTGACATGCTAGCAGGCAACGCTTCTGCTCCAGTGAGTGTCACTGTTAAATGGGACGGTGCCCCTGCATTATTTGCAGGCATTGATCCTTCTGATGGTAAGTTCTTTATCGCTAAGAAAGGTGTATTCAACAAGAATCCAAAAATTTATAAAACAAATGCAGAAATTGATAATGATCTAAGTGGCGATCTCGCAGACAAATTTAAAGTTGCTTTGAAGGAATTCGCTAAACTTGGAATCAAGGAAGGAGTGATTCAAGGTGATTTCCTATTTACGAAAGACGATCTCAAAAAAGAAACTATTGATGGAGAATCGTATATTACTTTCCATCCTAACACGATTGTTTATGCGGTACCAACGAACAGCGACCTTGGTAAAAGAATTGCAGGATCCGAAATCGGTGTGGTTTGGCATACAACGTACAGAGGATCAGACTTTGAGTCAATGTCAGCAAGTTTTGGAGAGAAGATTGCAAGCAAGCTTAAAGAAACAAAAGGCGTCTGGGCGGTAGATGCAGTATTCGAAGACAAGTCAGGTAACGCAACATTTACTAAACAAGAAACAGATCAAATTACTAAACTTCTTTCAGATGCCGGCCGTCTGTTCCGTACAATTAAAGCAAACGTATTAAATGAATTTAAAAATAACACTGAGCTTAATGAACGCACGAACACTTACATTAATTCTAAAGTTCGTGAAGGGCAACGCGTAGGCGATTCTAAAGGATTTGTAATTGGTTTGCAAAGATACATTGAAGAATATTATCAGAAACAAGCTGATAAAGTCAAAACTCAAAAGAGTAAAGATGCTAAGATTGCTAAAGGCCAAGAGATTCTCAAGTTCTTTGATGCTCGAAATATTAGAGAAATTGAAAAAGTATTTACTCTCTATAATATGTTAGTCGATGCTAAGCACATGGTAATCGAGAAACTGAATCACGTTGACGGGCTTAAGACTTTCTTGAAAACAAATAAAGGGTTTGAAGTTACCGGCCAGGAAGGCTTTGTTGCTATTGATCATCTCAGTGGAGGATCATTAAAGTTAGTCGACAGATTGAATTTTAGTAAAGCAAACTTCTCAACAGAATATATTAAAGGGTGGCAAAAATAATGGCAAGAGTACATTACTTAAAAAGATCAAGTGGCGAAGCAGTTCTTAAATGCTACGATAACACTTCTTCTCCAGATCCAATCGATATTTCTTTATCAGACCTAGTTGCTGATGGAGAAACATTCGACGCAAACACCGCATTTGTAAGCGTAAAAGAATTATTCTGGGGAGCAAAGATCGGTAAGCAAATTGATATTACCCGCAAAGATCCTGACTCAGCAAATACGCACGGTCATTATTACCTTGTGAATGCTGGTTCATATGACTATGACGGGTTCGTAGATGATGTATATTCAGATTGGGATATTAGAATTACTGCGGATGGTCCATTCCACGTAATTATGAAATTAAACAAAACATCAGGCTACGAATAATAGTTGACATTTAGCCCACATTAATATATAATAGTACATTATGTTGTAATAGTTGAAAGGAGATAAATTATGGGACGTATTCGTGATCGTGGTCATGATGGTGGTAATATCTGGCGTTGGCAAACAATCGAAAAGTATGTTCGAAAGAACGGTTGGACTAAAGGCGCTGAACTAGGAGTATGGATGGGTGAAACCTTTAAACATCTTGTTAAAACTTGCCATAAGCTTCATATTATTGGTGTTGATCTTTATGCCCCTCAGCCAGAAAACAACGGACCAGAAAAGTGGACTGCTGGTGAAAATGGTCATCCATGGAATCACGATGCATACTACCAAGACCTTGTAAGGTTCTGCCAAGCATATCCAGGCCGAGCTGAAATCATCAAGGACTATACTACTGAAGCCGCAAAACAAGTTCCCGACGAAAGTTTAGATTTCGTATTCATCGACGCAGATCATGGGTACGAAGGTTGTCTGCGTGACATTCAAGCTTGGACACCTAAAGTTCGTAAAGGTGGTATGATCATTGGGCATGACATTCACTTCCCTACTGTCGAACAAGCAGTTACTGAATACTTCGGTCCTAATTCTTGGAAAGTCGAGGATGACTTCTTATGGCTAGTAGAGAAGCAGTAATGAAAAAATGTCAGTATTGTGGTAAACGTTTTAGAGTCTTACTATTAAGTTCTGGCGTTTTATGGTGTAGTTATGAATGTGCTGATAAGGATTTAAACAATGAGAAAAACGCGTGTAATTAATTTCTATGGTGGACCCTGCTCTGGTAAAAGTACAGCCGCTGCGGGTTTGTTTTACAAAATGAAGTTGTTAGGTTATAGCGTTGAGTTGACTGATGAATTTGCTAAAGAATGTGTATGGGAAGGTAATATTCCCATGTTGCGAGATCAGCTTTGGGTTCTTGCTCATCAGCATCGTAAAATTTTAAGACTTGCAGATAAAGTGGATTATGTGATTACTGATTCTCCTGTACTCCTTAGCCCTATCTATCGAGAAGTTTATGATGGCCCTCTTTATAGTGATCTTATTGATAGGCTTGCGCTCGAATGCTATGAAATGTATGACAACATTAACTTCATGCTTAGTCGCCCTCGAATCGACTTTGAAGAAGACGGTCGAGCTCAAGACGAAGTACAGAGTGTTCGTATTGACCTTGAAATCGTTGACCAATTCAAACGGTTAAATATACCATATACTCAGATCGAAGGATCTGATCATGCTTCCATCGCTTATGAAAAATTGGTGAACATATATGCACATTGAAATTGATAGAATTTATAGAAAAGAATTAAAAAGACAACAAACAACTATTGAGCTTATCGCTAGCGAGAACTTTGCTTCTGATGCAGTAATGAAACTGTGTGGTTCTGAATTCACTAATAAGTACGCCGAAGGTTATCCAGGTAAGCGTTACTACAATGGTTGCGAACACATGGATGAGATTGAAACTCTCGCCATTCAAAAACTGAAAGACTTATATGACTGCGAATTTGCAAATGTTCAACCACACTCTGGTGCTAATGCTAACCTAGCAGTATTTCAAGCGTTCCTTAAGCCAGGCGACCGTATTCTTGGTATGGATCTTGCGGCGGGAGGACACCTGACTCACGGAGCACCAGTAACTCTCTCCGGAAAGGTTTATGATGCTCGAAACTATGGTGTAGACGAGAATGGTCTGATTGACTACGAAGAAGTTAAGCGAATCGCACTCGAGCATCGCCCTCAATTGATCATCGCGGGAGCGTCCGCGTACCCACGACAAATTGATTGGAAAAAATTCCGTGAGATTGCTAATCTTACGAGCTCTTATCTAATGGTCGACATGGCTCACTACTCTGGCCTTATTGCTGGTGGAGCTTATGATAATCCAGTCCCTCATGCCGACGTAGTGACTTCAACTACACATAAAACTCTTCGTGGGCCACGTGGTGGTATTATTCTTTGGAACAATCCCGATTACACTAAGCGCATTAACTCCGCCATCTTCCCAGGAACGCAGGGCGGTCCGCTAATGAACATCATTGCTGCTAAAGCCCAAGCATTCATAGAAGCAGATACCACCGAATTCTTCGACTATGCAGAACAGGTAATTAAGAATGCGCAGGCAATGTGTGAAGTATTTAATGCATCAAATACTATCAAGGTACAAACCGGCGGAACTGATTCTCACATTATCTTACTCGATCTTAGCAATTCTAAACATAGTGGAAGAGCAGCGGCTGACCTACTCGAAGAGAATGGAATCACAGTAAATAAGAATGGTATTCCTAATGATCCTCGATCTTTTGTTGAAACAAGCGGTATTCGTATCGGTACTGCTGCAGAAACAACTCGTGGCCACGATGAAAAATGGTTTAGAAAATTAGCACAACGTATATTGGATATTCTTGAATGAATGTAAGTATCGAAAAGAAACTCAGCCACATTTGGATCGGGCCAAAGCCTGCGCCATTGAAGTGGATGTACACCTGGAGAGACAAGCATCCAGACTGGGAGTATAGTATCTTTACCGACACTATGCTCAAAAATCGTCGTTGGAAAAACCAACACTTGATCGAGGAGTACTACCGGCGAAGACAATGGCCAGGCGTGTCTGATTTGATTCGATACGAGCTGTTGTACGAACAAGGTGGATTCATCGCCGAAGCTGATATGATTTGTTTAGAAAATACTGAAGAACTTTTTCAGAGTCCAGAAGATCATGCTTATACTTGCTTTGAGAATGAAAAAGGCCGGCCGAATTTTATCCAACCTATATTCGCATGCAATCCCGGCAATGAATTTGTTAAAATGCTAATTGACACTCTTCATGAACTAAGACCGGGTGATCTGCACCAACAACCATTCAGATCTACTGGCAATGAGTTTTTGTCTAAACACGTTCCAGCCTGGCGTGACAAACTTACGATCTTTCCTTCACACTACTTCATTCCATTATTTTACGTAGCCGGCGCTAAGCGTTATGATGGGCCGGACAAAGTATATGCTGACCATAAGTGGGGATCAACGGGAATGCATGCAAACTGCTTACAATATTCAGACGGAGTTTTATAATGTATCTTTCTCACAAATATAAATTCCTTTTCTTGCGTACACCAAAGACTGCTTCAAGCAGCTTGTCTGATTTTTTTATTCGAAATGTTGACGATCCGAACGCAATCTACACAGAAGTCGAAGATAGTAATCTTCCCGGCACTTTAGACGAAGTGATCGTAAGCAAGTATCGACCGTACGCTTTCTATCATTTTACTCTCGAGCAACTACTAGACGAAGGTGTACTAACCGAAGAGCAAGCACGCGAGTATACTTGTTTCGCTTTACTCCGCAATCCTGTTGATCGAGCAAAGAGTTTTTACTATTTCTATAAGAAGTTCAAAGCACCTCATCGCTCAGCTAGCTTAGACGAATATAAGGCTTGGACTCACTATGGTGTTTTCCGCGGTGAAGCGAACTCAGGAATCATACAAACACATCTACTAAAATTAGGAGACGAGCAGATAGGGCGTTATTGGTTATATGAAGATCTTGAGCAAGAGCTATTCGACTTTTTGTTCGAGCGTAAGATCGAAGTTAAGTATCCACTTCCTCGCCACAAAACAGATAGTCGTAAATCTCGAAAAGACGAAATTGAGTTTGATGAGGAGTCAATGAGACACCTCCGAAGCCATTTCAGAGAAGACTTCGAAATGTACGAGAAATTGAAGAATGGCAAAACCAACTAAAGCTTATATACTTAGAATCAATACACCAATATCAAAAGAGTATGCTAAGACATGCTCTGACTCGTGCGATAATGTAGGCCTAAGCTGGGAATATCATGAAGGATACCAAAACATGACTGGTCGAGCCGGTTGGTGTTTAACTGGTATTCGAATGAAGTTTCATGAGCCTGTAAGATTTATTGCTAACCCTAGTCCCGCGCAAAAAGCAAATGCATGTAGTGCCGGCCACGGTGCTATTTGGAAACGTATCGCAGAAGGCTCAGATGAAGCTGCTATTCTACTAGAACACGATGCCATTATGGTCCAGCCTCCTGACATTGACATACCTGATGGTGTCATAGTAGTGTTAGGATATAAAATTCCAGATCCTCAAAATTACAATCACGAAAAAGCAGGACCTCCACAAAGACTCGTTAACATAGACGGGCATGAAGGCGCTCACGCTTATGCTATGACACGAAGAACTGCACAGCTAATGGTAAACGAAATTGAAGATCGCGGAGTGTTGGGTGCAGTCGACAACGCTTATTTTATAAGAGGCCAGCGCAAGACTCAGATACCGCTGAGACTTGCTGATCCCACACCAGCTATTGGTTGGATACGCGAAAGTACTATTTGGAATTCTAGTGCTCATAGAAATTATGATTTCGTATCCTCCTTTAAAGAAAATTATAAATAACAGTGTAGATCTATCATTTTAAACTAATTAGTTAACTAAGGCTAGAATCGACTATGCGCCACATAAAAGAATTTATTGGGAACGAGCCCGATCAGGTAGTCGAACCTGATGCAAAGTCCGGTGACAAAAAGGATGTTCCTGCAAGCAAGAAAAAAACTCGTGACATGAAGCGAGTCAATCCTAAAAAATATGTAGACGTTAAACCAACACTCGATGAAGCACCACGAGATGGTGTAGCGGTTATTAGTTTCGGCCGTATGAATCCAGTAACATCTGGTCACGAAGTACTTGTTAACAAAGTTATTTCGACCGCGCTTAAAAATGGTGGAACCCCGCTCATATATCTCTCTCATTCCACAGATCCTAAGAAAAATCCTCTTACATACGATCAGAAAATTAATTTCGCTAAAGCAGCATTCGGGCGAGTGATTCAAAAATCTAAAGCTCGTACTATTATTGAAGTTGCTAAAGAACTACAGAACAAGTTCAGTAATCTTGTTGTTGTAGTTGGTTCAGATCGTGTTAAAGAATTCGATACCCTATTAAACAAGTATAACGGCAAAGACTACAACTATAATTCTATTGAAGTAGTATCAGCTGGAGAGCGAGATCCGGATGCTGATGATGTGACAGGAATGTCAGCCTCTAAGATGAGGGCATTAGCAAAAGATGGTGACATGGAGTCCTTTAAGAAAGGATTACCTCGTAAACTACAGGGCAAAGCCAAAGCAGTTTACGACGCAGTAAGAGGTGGTATGAATATTAATGAAGAAGTCGAAGATCTTGATGAAGCGCTTACTCGGCAACAACGATTGAAGCGCAAGCAGTTGATGAGACGCCTCGCACCTAGAATTGCTATCGGTCGCCGTAAGGCTGAGAGAAGAAAAGCTTCTCCGGAAGTTCTTCAAAAGAGAGCTCGTAGAAAGGTAATCCAGAAACTAAAACAAAAGTTCTCGAAAGGCCAAAGATATCAAGATCTTGACTACGGACAAAGACAGAAAATTGACGACAGGGTAGCAAAGATACCGCAGTCTCGTATCAACATGCTAATGAAGCGAGTTCTTCCTAAAGTCAAACAGGCTGAAAAAGAAAGAATAGCTAATAAAATACTAAACAAGGCATCTAATAGTTCTGCGCCTAAAAAAGAAAATTTTAATCAAGCTTTTGAACAGTTTTTAGAGTCTCGCAAGACTCACCTTGATAAGGCAATTGAATTAGCTGAGGCTCTTGGGGCGAATCCAAACTACGCTATTAAAGAAATTGAGAAAGTTAAGAAAGGAATTTCGAATCACTTTCTTGTAAAAGAAGCTCTAGAAAAATCTAGAGAAAACTTCTCAGAAGAATCTTATCAAGAATATACGATTGAGAGCCGCGTCGACGAAGGCCCAACATACCACACAGGACTTTCAAAGAGCACAACAGATAAGCGCAAAGCTCAATTTAAAAAGCAATCTAAAATGGATGACGATAATCCGGCAGCATATAAGCCAGCTCCTGGTGATAAAACAGCAGAAACTAAGCCATCCCAACATACAAAAAAGTTTAAAGACATGTTCGGCGAAAACATTGACGAAGCAAACTACGAGAAAGCTTTTCTTAAAAAGCCACACATGCTTCTAGCTAGAAACGGTTCAGTTAAAATCGATAAGCGTTTTAAGATTAATCGAAAAGCGAAAGAAGTCGATATGATGATGGCTCAACTTAATAAAGAAAGTTTAGAAGAGAATTTGAATGATCTCGCTGAGTCTGTTGAGTTTATTTTTGAAAGTAATCCTAAAGCTGCTATCAAGAAAAAGGCTGAAAAGACCGGCATTTCTTATAGTATCTTAAAGAAAGTGTTTGACCGTGGTGTTGCTGCATGGCGCACAGGACATCGTCCAGGAACCACTCCTACACAATGGGGCTTAGCCCGTATTAATTCATTCGCTACCGGCGGTAAGACACGCACGACAGCAGATAAAGATCTGTGGGCACAACACAAAGGATCGAAAAATGATTAAGTTTAAAGAGCTACTAGAAAAGTCTGGCGCCGGTGACTGGGGTACAGATGAAGCGCGAAAAACTCTTCAAAGAGGAACACCCGGTCAAGGTATCACCAACATTAGTACTAAGAACAAAGAGCGTAAAGAGTCTGTTGAACTTAACGAGGCAACTGACTTTCGCGCCGGTGACACCGTATATCAAGTTGGCTCTAAACTAAAAGGTACTGTTCTACACAAAGGCAATCAAGACAAGATTGTCGTAAAGTTTGGAAGCGTCAACAAGATGATCCCTGCTAGTCAATTGCGTTTGGCTGAATCAGCTGAACTTGATGAAGCACAATTCGGCGTAGAAAATCCCTATAAAAAATACAAAAATGATCCTGATAGACTCAGAAGAATGTTGAAAAAGCATCAAGAAGCCGAAGGCAACATGCGAAACCGAATTAGAAAATTTATGGGTAGTGCTCCTTCAGGTTTAAAAGACGAGCTTAAAGATATTGAAAAGCGTATTAAGCAAATTAAGGACGTAATGAGAGAAGAAGTCGAGCTTGATGAAGAAAAAGTAATTAAGATTGTTGCTGACACCAACACTCGAAAATATAAAGAAGGTGAAGTACTTAAAACTTTTCCCGAAACAAAGGCCGGTTTAACTAAGGCGATGGTCTTTCAAAAGACCGTGAAAGACAGATACGGCGCTGAAACTAAAATGGTACGAGAGTCTGTTGAACTTGACGAAGGCGCAGTTGCTGTTTCTAATGTTGAAAAAGAAATTCGCAAGAATGGTGGCACGCAAGTAAAAAAGTCTGATCGCGAAATTACTTTCGTTTACAAAGGTTCTGAAAGAAAGATACCTGTAGATCGAGGTTTCGTAAAATCAGATCATTACATGAAAATCCAGGACATGATGGAAGAAGTTCAATAATGAAATCTTTTAAACAATACTTAGAAGAGAAACTCAAAGTATCTGATGGACTGGGCGCCTGGATCAAGGACTTTCAAGATTCAGATGCCCCTCAGTTCAAAGACGCTGATTCTAAAAAACGCAGAGACATGGCAATCGCTGCTTTTACAGCAGCCGGTGGTAAGCTTGACGAAGATATTGATCTTCAAGAGCGTCCTTTTGGTGGTGACAGCGTACTTAAAGATTTGATTCCGGGTATCTATCGTTTTCTAGACAGAACGGTTAATAATAAGCGCTATCAATTTGCTGTTCGTATGTTCCTCGATCTTCGTAAAAAGAATCCAAAAGATGCACGTAATAATTTGATCAAAGCTGCTAAGATCGCAGACGTCGATGTAAGAGTACTAGACCGGTTGTTTAGAGATATGGTAAAGAAGGGTGTTATGCCAAAACACCTTATGAATTATTATCCTACTTTTGTAGAAGAATTTGATATCGAAGAAGGTTCTGAAACTTGGGAAGCTGGCTATAAGCGTCGAGTGGTAAAGACCACTAAGCCCGAGCACAAAGAAAAAGGTTACAATTGGCGAATCAAAGGCAAAGATCGTCCAGAGATAAGTATTAAATTATATAAAGACAAACCATCATTTAAAGAATTCACTAAACAAATGAAACGGGTCGCAGGCCACGAGTTCGGAGGATAAAATGCTAAAGTTTAAAAGATTTTCAGAAGAAGTTGAACTTACAGAATCGCACTTCAAAGTAGGTGATAAAGTTAAATGTGTTCATAGTGGCAAAGAAGGCGTTGTTACTAAAGTCGATCCTTCTGAAAAGGGTAAGTACTATACTGTTAAGCGAGACGACGGATCGATTATGAAGTACGCTCCAGACGACCTCGAGGCTTTGAACGAAGAAGCTGATCTTGATGAAGCAGACACTTATGCAATTTACAAGAAAGGTAAGGTATTCGATACTTTTAGATCTAAAGAAGATGCTCACGACTCTCTAGATAGCATGGGTCTTTCTCCGATCAGCAAAAAAGATTATAGAGTAAGAAAACTTCCTGCTAATCACAAAAATGACTGGTCAATGAAAGAAGAAATCGAACTTGATGAGCTTGATTCTAAAACATATCGTTCTTATCATGATAAAGCAACAGCAGACCAGCTCAAGCGTATGGATAAAGAAAAGCAAACTGATAAAGATCGACATACTATGAGAAAGCGCTCACTTGGAATTGCTACTGCGGGTATGAAACAATATGGTGATAAGCGTACAATGAAACAACGAATTCGCCGCGAAGAAGTCGAACTTGAAGAAGCAGTTAAAACGAAAGTTTATAAAAGCGGAAAGTATTGGCTTGTTGATGTAACAAGTTCTAAGATTGACTACACTGATTGGGGACCTACTGGCAGAGGTTTTGCTAGTGAAAAGGACGCTCAAGAATTTGCTAAACACATGCAAAAATCTGTAAAAGAGTCTGTTGAACTTGGTGAAGCTCGAGCCGCAAGACCTCCTAAACTTAAGGGCAACAATGGTCCTTACACTCGACAACAGATTGAAAAAGCCGCTAAAGAAGCCAAGGTCGATGTTGGCGCCAAATCGCGCATGCTGATGGCATTGCGTAACATGAAAGAAGGACTTGAAGAAGAGTTTCTTAATGAAGGCCGTAATGAAGCACTTAAAGCTCTTGAAGGTCTAGTTAAAAAGGGTGGTATTGATAAAGCAGATTTCCAAAAAGCTCATGACCTTTATAAAGCAAACAAACTCAACGATCTTCGCAAGCACATCTATGGTTTGGATACAGACCCAAGTGAAGCAATTGCTGATGTTATTAATCGCCACGATTCTAAAGCTTTCAACAGCATGTATCCTCGTGCTAAGTCTGGCGACTACATTCGTAAAATCGTTATAGATCACGGCGGAAAGTAATGAAGAAGTTTAAGAACTTTTTCGATGAGGAACGATTTGGTATATACGAGGGGGTAACAGTTCCTCTTGAACAACCAATGATCGAATTCGAAGAAGAAAAAGATCCAGAGCTAAACTCTCCAAAGCGTAGCTCTGGTGATAAAAAGTATGTTGTCTACGTTCGCAATCCTAAAACAGGTAACATCAAGAAGATCGAGTTTGGCGACGAAAAAGGTGGCCTCACTTCTAAAATTAACGATAGAGAAGCTGCTCGTAGTTTTGCTGCTAGACACCAATGCGATACTAAAAACGACAAAATGACTCCAGGATACTGGGCATGTCGTTTACCTAAGTATGCCAAGTCGCTAGGTCTTTCAGGTGGTGGTTCTTATTTTTGGTAGGAGAAGATTATGAAAAGTGCAGTGTTTTTTGTGTTATTTACGTTTATGCTAGCAGGTTGTTCTGCATTAGGTAAATTCGTGCCAAGTAAATTTGATAATGTTGAGTATGGTAAACTGGTTGAACTCAATGTGCTTTCGATCATCCACGGTCAAAAAGAAGATTGGTGTAACAAAGCTATTTTGAATCAAATGAACTATAGAGCGGAATATTTGCTCACGTATAGTACGTACAGATTAAATGACAATATCACTAATATCTATAAGGGTATACACGATCTCACTGAAGAGTTGAGAGTAAAAGAAAATCCTAGCGATGCTTATTGTAGAATCAAACGACAGAGTATTCAAAAGATAACAACTGAAACGCTTGAAGTGTTTGGGAGTAGAAAGGCATGAACGTAGATTCCTGGCAAATAGATGCAGAACAAAAAGTAAGAGAACTTAAAACTCTTTTAGATGAAGGTCATATTACTCAAGGCGAGTACGAAGAACTTGTCCAAGATGTTATTGATTTAAATAACATTAGTGAAAATTTAGATCTCGAAGATAATAAAATCAAAGCTCAAAAAGCTGTTGATGCTATAATGGCTATTGCTGGACTTCTTTAATGTCTGAAATAATTTTACTTCATGAAATACTCGAACAAAAAATAAGAAAAGAAAAAGAGCTCGAGTATTACGAAGAACAATTAAAAGAGCTCGAAAAAAAGATGTGGTTCATAAAAAAAGAAATCGATGTTACTAATATGTGTATAAAGATCATCGAAGAAGAAAAAGCGGACATTATAGCCGGGAGATTGTTAAGCAATGATGAAGAAGGAACGACATAATGAACATCCTTTTCATGATGATCTCGGTATAAGAACATTCGATGTTGAGGCTGAAGATTCAACTTATGTCTGGCATCGAGATCGAGAAGATCGTTTAGTCGAGATTGTTACAGGAGACGGTTGGCAATTTCAATGGGAAAATTGTTTACCTTGGCTATTAGTTCCTGGAATGAAATTTAAGATTGCAGCATACGAGTACCACAGGATTATTAAGGGAGTAAATGATTTAAGAATCAGGATTACTCCATTAGATAAATAATAAGTAAATTCAATTTAAAGGAGACTACAATGTCATTCCAAGATAAAATTAATAGCCTGATGGAGCAAGCGATTTATACTGCTTTAGCAGAGAAAAAGAAAATGGACCCCGTTGGAAAGGCAGACGCAGACATCGATAATGATGGTGACGTTGATTCTTCTGACGAGTATCTACATAACCGTCGTAAAGCAATTAAGAAAGCAATGGCTAAAGAAGGAGTCGAGCTTGACGAGATTTCTGCTAAACTTGCTCGTAAAGCAGCGGCTGCTAGCCAAGCAAAGAGTTTCGAATACGGCAGCTCTGCATACGGACCTGGCGCTGACAAAGAGACTGATCGCTTAGATAAGAAAGCCGATAAAGCAAGAGCTCATGTTCAGAAACGCCAAGGCAAAAAAGGCACCGATAAAGTCGATAGAATGACTGGTAAACTGATCTATGGTAGAAGCCGCTGAATTTAAAATTGTATATAATTAAATATAGGAGTTATTATGAAAGCATTAATTGAATGGATTAAAAATTTACTAGGTCTCAAGAAATTCGAAGAGCCTGAAGTAGTAACTGAAGAGCCAGTTGTAGAGGAAAAACTCACACCTCCACAGCCACCAAAAGCAGAGCCCAAAGTTGCTAAACCTACTAAGGCCGCTTTAGGCAAACTTACTAAAAAGCAACTCGAGGAAAAAGGTCGAGAGCTTGGAATTGAACTAGATCTTCGTAAAAAGAAAGCAGACCTAGTTAACGAAGTTCACAAACAATTGAAATAAATAGAGATAAAATTAAAGAACTTTTAAATGGCATATACTTACGCAATAGGCTGGTCTAATTTAGATAAATGGTACTACGGAGTACGATTTGCTAAAGGCTGTGACCCCAAAGAGCTTTGGGAATCATATTTTACCTCTTCTAAACATGTAGATGAATTTAGAAAAAAACATGGTGAGCCAGACGTTGTTAAGGTTACAAAAGTATTTGATGACGCAGACAAAGCTAGAAATTGGGAAACTAAATTCCTAAAAAGAGTTAAAGCTGCTATTAATGAAAAGTTTTTAAACAAAACTGATAATATTAGTATTGATCCTGATGCAGCTTTAAAAGGATCTTTGAAGTCTACTAATAAAGGAAATATCAGAGAAGATGTTTCTAAGAGAAATTCAAAAATGACTGGCGCTAAAAATCACATGTATGGAAAAACCGGTGAGTTAGCGCCAAACTTTGGAAGAACTGGTGAAAAGCATCCTATGTTTGGTAAGAAAAACACTGGATCATCTGCGGCAAATAAAAGAACTACTACATGCCCTCATTGCTCGAAAACCGGTCAAATGTCCGGAATGAAAAGATGGCATTTTGATAATTGTAAGACTCTTATAAACAATAACAATAAAGATAATCAATAAAGGAGACATAATATGTCGCTCTGGGGAAAGACCGACACTCTTGCAGACGCGCCTAAGTGGCTGGAAGATGATGCCAATAATACTAACAAGTCTAATGACCTCGATAATGCAGTGTTCGTTGACCTGGAAGAAGCCGGTGTAGCAGGTAACAGAGAAAAGGGTCTTAAGACTCCAGGCTGGAACTTGTATCACACTTACACTGATCAAAACGGTGTAACTCGCCACAAAGCAGAAGCTCTTTGCGTGATGAAAGTCGCTGCTTCTGATGCTGGTGACGACGGTGTTACAGGTAACACAGCTGTTGAGGATACGATCGTAGCTGATCCAGCTTAACACTCAGCTTTTAGTTCGTTATGAAATTGACAGAATCAACCTTTCTAATGTATGCGATGAAGCACTATGACAATCCTCAGTGTACTGAGATGTCAGAGTTTGAAGAAGATATGAAAAGGTTTCAATATCTTCGAAAGTTGTTTAGTCGTTATCGACAAGATAATGATCTTAAAGAAAGGTTGATACTGAATCATCTCATAGTGCTATATAACGTGTTTGGTCCTAATGCGACTAATATGCTGTTTATGAGACTACACGAATACCACGAATACTTGAAGCCCTTTGTTCAGTATTTGAATTTTATGCCTCAAATCGTGGTATTCGATGACATTATGTTGAATGCTGATAGTATAGATTCTGATCCAGCTATTCTCGACAGATTAAGGGAAATTTAAATGGTAGTAGATCTTTTTTTAGTTTACTCGTTCATCAAGAGGCTGGTGAAGCCTTTCGATGAGTGGGAAGCTTATAAGCTAGGTATTATCGACGATGAGGGTAACATTCTCATCCCTCGGAAAAAATTTACTAAGAAAGCTCAGCGCGATGCTTTCGGTGTATTCGATAAGCTTATTCTTAACATTAAAAAGCTACTAGCCAAACTTCCTGGCGGACAAACACGCTTAGGTTCGTATGCTGCTGCGCTCTGGTTAATTAAGGAGCAAGCAAACATGAAACAAGCCGGCATGCTCCACGAAAGTGTCGAGCTAGAAGATTCTGACATCGAGTACATGCTCGAAGGATTCGTCGACGAATATGCACAGTTGCTTGAAAAGGCTAAAGATGTTGAAGAAGACGCACCTACTGTAAACGTAGGTGGCGGCGCAATTGCAGGCTTAGGTGTTGGCCCTCAGGGTGAGCCTGGACTAACACCCGCACAACAGAAAAAGTACAAGAAAAAGAATCAAAAGACATTTAAAGAGATGCTAGATGATCTAGACGAGGTTTCTTTAGCGACTAAAATAAAGGCTACCCTTGCTCGGGGCGCGCGTGGACCGAGTAAAAAAGCAACTCCGAGCTGGGCAAGAACAACTGGAAAGCTAGGAAGAAAGAATAAGGAATCAGCTAAAAGAACTGCTGATTATCAAGCGCGCAAACGCGCTGTACAAGCTAAAAATACTATTTTAAACAAATTCTAAGAAGGGTGTGAAAAATGAATAGAGAAGCAGTATTTGAACAATTGAAAATAGATGAGGGCGTTGTCTATGAGATTTATAACGATCATCTTGGATACCCTACATTTGGTGTTGGCCACTTGGTACTTGAAAGCGATCCAGAGCATGGCCAGCCAGTTGGTACCCCAGTCTCCGAAGAGCGAGTACGAGAATGTTTCGAAAGAGACTTGGACACGGCCATCTCAGAATGTGTTGTACTATACGGCGACGCCTGGGAAGGTTTCCCTGGTGAAGTACAGGAAGTCTTGGTTAACATGCTCTTCAACCTTGGACGTCCGCGCTTAAGCAAGTTCAAGAACTTTAACACAAAATTAACCGAAGGTGATTATGCTGGCGCAGCACCAGAAGGTCTAGACTCGCTTTGGGCTCGTCAAGTAGGTGCTAGGGCTGATCGTCTGATGGCAAGATTAGAAGCAGTATAAATAACAAAACAATACACTAAATTGTTTAAGGAGAACTTTAATGTCTATTGAAAAAATCGTAGCTGAGGCTGTGGATAACAATCCTCTCAAGCTCAAGGAAGCTTTTGAAGAAGAGATGAACGCGCGTATTCGTGCTGCTCTTGAAGAAAAGTATGCAGAAATGACTGAAGCTAAAGTCGCTGAAAATGACGACGAAGAAGATGAAGACGAAGACGAAATGGATGATGATGAAGACGAGGATGAAGACGAGGATGAAGACGAAGACGAAATGGTCGGCGAAATGAAAAAGCTTCACGCATCTTACAACAAAACAGAAATGTATGGTAAGATGAAAGAGAAGTATGGCATGTCTAAGTCTAAATTCGAAGGTCTTTACGCTCAGCATTGCAAGTAATGTTTCATGAAACACCAGGTGAAGTTGTTTGGTAATAAAATTTGGAAGGGGATAGTAGCAGCATTCAAGTTTACATTTGCTGTACTGCTATCTCCTTTTAAATGTGTCTATTTGTCATGGAAATGGTGGACAGCTAAACCTACACACAAGATCACAGTATCTTATGATTCTAAGTTTGGTAACAAAGATGATGTCATATATGAAGGCGTCAAAAAAATTACTAAACAAACTTGGAAAGAATTGATCTTTTTAACAGCCGAAGAAAAGGTTGTTCATATTCGAGCAAATGCCGGATTGAACTATCGTATTGAGGAAGAGTGATGTATCAAGTTTTCTTTGTAATCATACTCGCTTTGGGTGGTGCAGCCGGTTGGTTGTATCAACAAAACCAAATACTCGAAGCAAACAACACCATCCTAAAAGGCAACGTGGTTCAGCTCGAAGGCGCGGTTGAACAACAAAAAGAAGCCATGGCTGCAATGAAAGAATCTTTCGAAAAGCAAGCAGCTGCTCTTAACAATCTTCAACAACGCAACTCTGAGATTAATGCTGAGAAGGATCGCTATATGGCAATCTTTCAGCGTCACAATCTCGACAAGCTCGCATTGATGAAACCCGGTCTTATCGCTAATCGTATGAATAAAGGTACACAAAGAGTTTTTGAGGAGATAGAGAATGATAGCAAGAACATTGCTGCTCTTAACAACGATCAGTCTAATTAGTGGTTGCTCAATACTTGGCAAGTGGGGCTTTGGTGCTGAGCCTGAAAAAGTTATTCAAGTCGTAACTAAACCGGTTGAAATTGAAATCATTCAGCCTACTATGCCTCGTCCTATTCAGTTACAAAGTCCAACGTGGTATGTTGTATCTGAAGCAGTTGTTCCAAACCCGTGTAAGACTATACCAAAACTTGATGAAGAGGGTAATCCTGTTCTCAAGGAAGATGGTACTCCTCAAACTAGTCGTCCTAAAGCTTGTGCACAGGAAGACAAAGAAAATCCAACCCAGCCAGAAGGCTATACTTACTTTGACAAATTCATAGACGATATCAAGATCGCTACAGGTGGAGACGTGCTCTTCGTGGCCTCTACTGTAAAGGATTATGAGCTAATGTCAGGTAACGTCCAAGAGCTTCGTAGGTACATACGTGAACTCGGAGAGGTGATCGTGTACTACAAGGAAGTAACTACTAAAAAGCCAGAAGAAGTAACAGAAGAAAACGCTGATACAAATCCTACTAAAGAATAAATAACAGTTGACATATTATGAAACCGGTGATATAATATAATCCTCCGGAGGATTCATGTCGACTGAAAACGACTTAAAAACTGACATCGCTCTTATCAAGAAAGATGTTAAACAAATTGAAAGATTTTTTGATAAAGTAGATTCCGTTATGACAGAAATGTCAGATATAACGAAGAGTCTTGCCGTGCAGCAACAAATCATCGAACACTTCTCATCAAAGCTCGAAGATCTTGAAGAAAAGATGGAAGAGCACAAATCCGAAGACATTAAGCGTACAGAAGTACTTCATAAACGACTTTCTGAATATCGTGATTCTTCAAAAGAAGATCATAAGCGTCTATCAGATGAAAGTGCAGCAAATCGTAAGCTTCGCAATCAAGAGATTATGGCCGAACTATCTAAATTAAATGGTAATTTAGAGTCTCGCATGGACGATCTTAAAAGCAGCACAGAAGATCAGGAAAACCGGCTAAGAAAGATCGAAAATCTTAAGTGGTGGTTAATAGGAGCTGCTGCTGGACTAACCTTCGTGATCAATATGCTAATTAAGATGGATATTCCTGCACTTATCAGTTGACATTTGCACTCAACAGTGTTATAATCCTTCTACCAACTTAAATCATAGTGGTTCTTTATATTATGCTGGATTTTGTAGACCTTCAATACGCCCAAGGTTTGGCCGGTAGGCTAGACAACTTTAAAGTACGCAGTACTAATCCTTATAAAATTAACTTTAGATGTCCTATTTGTGGTGACTCTCAGAAGTCTCGATCGAAAGCCCGTGGTTGGTTACTAGAACGAGACTCTAACCTATTCTATTATTGCCACAACTGTGGTGCTAGTCAATCATTTTCGTACTTTCTTAAGAATCAAGACCCAGCGGCATTCAATGACTATGTCGCTGACAAGTTCATGAAGAAAGATACTGCTAACACGAAACCAATTCTTGAAAGGACTAAGTTTGAAGCTCCTCGCTTCGAAAAAAATCCGCTAAAAAGTATAAAAAAAATCTCACAATTGAACTGGAATCATCCCGTAAAAGCATATATAGAAAAGAGGAAGATTCCTGCGAATCAACACTATCGTCTTTACTACACACCAAAATTCAAAGGATGGATCAACAGTATCGTCCCAAATAAATTCGAGAAGGTAGATAAAGACGAACCTCGACTCGTGATTCCTTTTCTTGATGAGCATAAAAAAGTGTTTGGTGTATCAGCTCGTGGATTCGATCCAAAGGGCATAAGATACATTACTATCATGTTCGATGATCGGCCTAAGATCTTCGGATTAGATACTGTTGATTTTAATCGTCAATACTACGTGGTTGAAGGTGCCATTGATAGTTTCTTCGTGAAGAATTCTGTCGCTTTAAATGGCGCTGATGGAAGTGTGTCCGCATTAAAACGCGCTCAGGATAATGCTGTGTTCGTTTTCGACGCCGAACCACGTAATCGAGAGATACATAAACGTATGGCAAAAATTATTGACGCCGGCTATAAGATTTGTATATGGCCTTCAAATGTACCCGGCAAAGATATTAATGAAATGTACTTAAACGGTTTAACAAACGTTGAGAGTGTTATTAAAGAAAATGTTTATAAAGGACTCGAAGCTAAATTGAAATTTATGGAATGGAGAAAAACATGAAAGCGCGACTAATTAGCTATTCGCAACCCACAGAAGAACTCGTTGAGGAAGGTCTAGAGAATGCTCAAGATCTCATTGCGTTCTGTGCGCGAGTATCAAATCCCTCAAATCAGTTTAACTCAGAAACAAGCGAAAAGCTCTTGAAGTATCTCGCAAAGCATGCTCACTGGAGTCCCTTTGAAATGGTGAGTGCTTGTATTGAAGTTGAAACAACTCGTGATATCGCTCGACAATTTCTACGACATCGATCATTCTCCTTTCAGGAGTTTAGTCAGCGATACGCCGATCCAACGCAAGATCTAGATTTTGTAATTCGAGAAGCTCGCCTGCAAGATGCTAAAAATCGTCAAAACAGTATTGACACAGAAGATATGGATTTACATACTAACTGGGCACATCAACAAATGCGAGTTATTAATGCTGCAAAAGAAGCATACAAGTGGGCTATTGAGAATGGTATTGCAAAAGAGCAAGCTCGTGCAGTATTGCCAGAAGGTCTTACTATAAGTCGTTTATATGCTAATGGAACTATTCGTTCCTGGATTCACTTCATTCAACTTCGAAGTGGAAACGGAACACAAAAAGAACACATGGAGCTCGCAAGAGAAATTGCTCGTGTGATTACGAAAGTATTCCCACTAGCTGAATCTTATGTGAGCGTAGAATAAACAACAAGGAGAAAAAAATGCAGCACTTAGGTATAGAAATCGATACTAAAAGAGATAAGCTGTTATCAGAACAATCATTTAAACTACTTAAAGATTATTATTGTCGAGAGGACGAGAAAACTCCTCAAATGGCTTTTGCTCGTGCTGCAGTAGCTTACTCAAATGGAAATCTAAACCTTGCACAGCGCATATATGAATATGTTTCGAAAGGGTGGTTTATGTACGCTTCTCCTGTTCTCTCGAATGCTCCGATTAAAGGCGAAGAAGTAAATGCGTTACCCATCAGCTGTTTCCTTACTTATGTACCAGATACCCTCGACGGCCTGATCGATCATACGGCTGAGCTACGTTGGCTGTCTGTAAAAGGTGGTGGCGTCGGCGGTCACTGGTCAGATATTCGAGCCGTATCTAAGAAAGCACCAGGCCCTATGCCATTCCTTCACACTGT